TCACCAGAACTTAACATTGCAGGGTAAGAATCATTTGGATAACCTTGTGGTACAATACCCCCACGTGCCATTTTGGACATTGTACGTTCAGCATCTTTTGCAGCATCACTATTTTTCTGCATTCTTGCAGAAGCGTAACTTGCTATTGCTAAAATAGCTGTTCCCTGTAATAAGTATTGCATTCCCCCCGGATTACCAAAAGCTAACATTGTAGCCCCTAAAGCAATTAATTTCTGACCTATCTGTTTTATTACATCTAATAATGATGTTAGCAAACCATCCCAAGCATTTTCTGCCCCTGCCGCAGCATTGCCTATACTTTCAGCAACAGAAGTAGCAAAACCAGCAATCGCATCAGCTTTTAAATCACGCATTTCTAATGCAATTTTAGCCTTTGCTGCTTCTTGACTCATTTTTTTAAGTTGTTCAATAGTAAGGTCAAAACCTTCAACCGGACCATTTCTTAAAATTCGCATCGCTTGGCTAATCAATATCAAACGGTCATGTGCTGTTTCTGCTGAATTGCCTAATTTATCAAGTTTTTCCTTTATACTATTTAATTTGTCTATATCAGTTGCAAGATCATCTGTTACTTCTGATTGTAACTTTAAAGATTCATAAGTTTCTCTTAAAGCATTTGCTAATTCTTTTTGCTCAGGTGTTAAAAATCCAACTAAAGAATCTATTAATTCAATCGCTTTTCCATATATCGTTAATTTAGAATTTAATGGATCAAAAGCATTCCCCATATTTTTGGCATTTACCGTTAAATATGAAAGATTCATTCCAAGGTCAGTCATTATTTCATCAAAAGTATCAATAGTAGTAATATCATTATACAATGAATCCATTCCATCTTCTAAAGATTTAAACAAATCTTCTTGATTTTTTTGGGTAGTTTCATATACATTCTTTACTAATTGTAAACTATTATAATAAGCAATAACATCTTTAGCTTGTTTTGTCCCAATAGCACTTTTAAATGAATCAGACGATAAATTAGCAAATCCTTCAAGCAAGGTATTAATATTTTTTAAAGTATCTTCAACAGGTTCAAAAGATTTTGCATATTCAGGCATTAAATTTTGTTTATTAAGAATAGCAGTCATACTCTCATCATAGTCTTTCCATAATTTTTGTAAATCAGTTAATTTTTCCTTAGTTTCACCTAAGAAATCATTATCACCTTCTACAATTTTAGGTCCCTTCTGGTACACCTTATCCAAATTTTTAATTGTTTCTTCAAGTATTGCTGTTTTACCTTGAATTTCTGTAATAATTTTGTTTTTTGTACCTTGTAAATCACCTAATCTCGCTGCATAACCGACAGTATCACCTTTTTCTTTTAACCGTTGTAATTCGACATCAGTAGCAATTAAACTATTGGCGTATTCTTCTCTTTCTTTTAATTGCGTTAGTGTCTGCTTACCTAAATCTAATGTAGCTTTTACAGATTTTTGATACTCCATTTGTTCTTTTAACGCTTCCTTTTTGCCTTCTTTAGTAGCGTTTTTAACTTTATTCTGTATAGTAGCATTACGATTAATTAATTCATCTGATTTTTTAACTAAATAATCATAATTCTTTACTAAATCTTGTGTATTACTGCTTATAATAGCCCTTTCATTTAATAAATATTCAACTGTTTTATTATGTCGTTCTTCACTTTTCCTTGCAGCTTCTTCAACCCATTGTTTTGCCTTTGGATCTTCTGCTATTTTTATACCAAAATTTGCTGATCCTGCACCATGTAGTAAAGCCGTTCCAATATGCCTAAAATACATTTTAATTTTATCACCTATGGATACATCATTAAATGTTCCTTCCAACATTTCTTTTTTTCTTCTTGCATATTCTTCCTCTAATGCTTGATCTACCGCCTTTAATTCTAATGATTTTGTAATACTTGCATTATAAGCGTCAATAGCTTCTTTTGCCTTATTTGTCTTGATACTTTCAAGATCAAGCATATTAAAATAAGCAGGTGCAATTTCTTTTAATCTTTCAATAGCTGCATTTCTATCTTCTTTTGTTTGAATTTCATTCTGTGCTATTGCTAAATATGTTTGTACTTTACTTGTTTCTTCACCTACGGCTTGGGCAACTTCCTTCTTTAATTTTTTCTGTAATGTATCTAAATAATTTACTTCTTTTAAATGTTTAATATATTTACTTATAGCGACAATAGCCAACATTAAAGCCATCATCCAGTTAGCTGCAATAAAGTTTGCGACTTTAGTTAAAGTAGAACCAACACCTTTTATAACTTTAGTAAATCCAGACATAGCAACACTACTTTTTTCAGCAGCGTGTCTTTGTGCTAATAATAATTTATGATGTTTTCTTATCGCTTTATTTGTTGTATTGTTTGCAGCAAGTAATTGTTGATGTCGTAAAATTGATTCTTGGTAAGCAGCGTTACGAGCCTTTACCGCAGCAGCTTCAAGTTTTGTTGCTTCAATTTGTAATAATGTAGCCTTTTTATTTAATACTTTATTCTGTATTGATGCTGCCGTTACTGCATTAGCTTGTTTATCTAATTGATTTTTAAGTTGCCCTACTTCGATTGCTTGTAATTCTGCTGCGGCTGCCATTTTTTGTGCTGCCGCTTGTTCCCTCAATGCAATATTACGTTGTTCAGCAACCATTCTCGACATAGAAATAGTTAAATTATTTTTCTTCGCAGCAGCATCAGCAATACCCAATGATGATTCATATCTTTTCTGTGCTGTTACTGCTGAATTAGTAGCATGAATACTTGCTTGTAACAAACGTGTTTGAAGTTCTACTGCACTATTATACTTATTTTGTAAAATTGTAAGTTTTTGTTGCTCTGTTGCTAAAAGGGCAGCTTGCATTGGTATTCGACTCTTTACTTTATCAAGACTTTGATTAGCAACCATACTCGCTTTAACTGCCATTGTTGCTTTATTCTGCACAGGCATTGGAATTACACCTGCTATTTTTGATTTATTTCCAGTAAGTAAAGCCTGTTGTGCAAGATTATTCTTTACTTTTGCAGAAGTATTTGCATTTATAACCGCAGTTTGTCTTTGAACAGCTACTGTTTGGGCATTTACAGCATTATTCTGATTATTAAGTGCATTGGTTGTATTATTTATACCTTTAATCCAACCTCCGGTAAATATATATTTTGCAACTGCTTTAAGTTCATTAAATCCAGCTTTCAATAAAGAAAGTAGTAATAATAATGGCCCACCAGCGATTGTAATTCCTAAAATTTTAGCAATAAAATCTTGTGAATCTTTAGAAAGCCCTCCGAACCAATCCCCAAAATTTTTGAATGCCCTGCCTATACTTTCAACAATAGGTAATACACTACGGGAAAGAGCCTCACCGAATTTAATTAACATTGATTGCCCTTCAGCTACCGCAGAATTAAGTTTGAATTTAAGTGTTTCCGAAGCCGCAGCAAAAGCATCACTAAGGGCATTACTTGAATTTTGTGTATTCTCAAATATTTCGTTTACTTCAGCAACATCCATTTGAAGTAACGAAATAACACCCATAAAAGCACGAATATTTGGGAAGACACGTGCCATTGATTCTTCCCCGAAACGTTCGGTTAAATCACCTAAAGTTCGCAAGGTTGGTAAAAGACCTTGATTTTCTAACGAATCACGTAACTCTCCGGCACTTGTACCCATTGCTTTTAAGGCATCCCTCGTTTGTTTTGAAGGCTTTGTAAGGGTAAACAATGTTTGCCTTAAATAAGTGGCTGCTGTTGCTGCTGGCATCCCTAAACGGGTTAAGGCAGCCAACGCACCACCTACCTCGTGAAACTGCACACCTAATTTAGCCGAAATAGGAATAACGGTAGCAAACGCACGGGTAAGGTCTTCGGGTTCACCTTTACCTTCACGTACAGCCATTACAAGTACGTTGGTTGCTTCGGCAGCACTTAAAATAGAAGAACCGTAAGCATTCATAGCCGAGGTTACAATATCGGCTACTTGTTTTGTTTCACCTAAACCTGATGCTGCTGCCTGTGCCGAAATCTTTAAAATATTCATTGATTCAGCACCCTTGAAACCTGACGAAGTAATATAGTATAAAGCATCGGCAAGTTCATTTGCCCCTTTACCTAAATCACCCGACATATTAAGTACATCCTTACCCCAAGCCTTTGCCTGTTCGTCGGCTATACCTACCAAACCAACTATTTTTGCTATACTAAATTCAAACTTTGCAAAATTTGCTAACGCTGCTCCTGCGAATATACCCGCAGGTAAAGATGCGAATTGGGTCATTGACCTTCCTAATTGCATCATGGAAACTTGTGCCTTCTTTACAGTCGCCTCCATTAACTGTATTTCACGCATCGCACGTTGAGTTCCTACGGTAGTAACCCCAATTACGATTGAAAATTGCCCCATTAAACTCATAGCCTTTTATTTTTTAGGAATTGTTCTTACCCTTTTCACATCTTTACTACCTTCCTGCGATCTTGCTAACATCATCAAAGCATTTTTCATTTCTTCTACGGATTGTACCTTTTCCTCTTTCGGGGCGGTTGAATCCCAATTTAAAATAAAATCTTCAAATTTTGTTAGTTCTGTACCTTTCTTACTATAAGCCTGAATAAACAGGTTTGTTATTGTCCAAGCCAAATAAGAAATACGTTGATCCTCTCTCCATTTCCCTATTGGGTCTATTGCGTTGTAAGCCTCCCATTCCGCAAGTTGACGACTTGTTAATTGTCGTAAAAGAACGTCGGGATGAATTATTTTTAATTCTCGACAGAGCTGGAATTGGAATTGTCGGTCTGGTCGGCTTCTGAGTTTTTTAGGATTTCCTCTTTTTCCTGTTCGCTAATAGCGTTAAGTTTCTGTGCAGCCGTAACAATACGTTCCATATTGGTTGCACTCATCATCTTGTTAAGGACTTTTGCATCTTCAGGTTTAAAGAGCAAATTGCCATCGGCATCACATACGGTAACAACAGCAAGTTTAGCACGAAAATCTTCAAGCGTAGTTTCATATTCTACACCTTTGTTTTTGTTACCTGAAGGTTTTTGTTTTAGCATTGATTGTTCCCATACGTCCTTTTCATGTCCTGTCATTTCACGTACAAAAACATACCCTTTTGAAAGTTCAACTTTTTCAACTTTCAGATCATCCTTTTGAAGAAGGGCTTCACGTGTTAATAAAATCATTTCACTCATTTTGATTAATTTTTAGAATTGTTATAAAAATATAAAAAATACTTGATTAGTATTAAATTAAATGTTAATTAGATGAACCACTACCCGAATTAACTGTAACTTTACCAGATACCTTGATAGTTACATTAGCAGTAATTTTGTCATCCGTAGGAATTTCCAACGGTAATTCAGTCACATACCCACAGAATTCAAATGATGTGTTTACATCATCGGGAAGAACAATTTCATAATAGTGAGGGTCATCATCCTCAAAATCCAGCAACATCTTGTCGTAAGATGTGCGGGTAAAGTTCATAGTCAACGAAACGGTTCCACCATCTCGAAAACCTGTAATAAACTCACGGAAACCTCCGGTTGAATCAAGGGAAGTCACATCAATGAAATCCCGTGTCATAGAAGGACCCGAAATACTGTTAACTTCAGCTATCTTTTCCCAAACGGAACCAGACCAGCGTTGAAATACAGTTCCTACGCCTGAAATAGCATTACTGCTACCTGTTACACAACCCATAATTATTTACCTCCTTAAAATTAAAATTAATAATTCTAAACATACACTTAATACCTACGTTGAATGTAGAAACTTACAGTAAAACGCACCCTTTGATTCTTGTCGTAATCCAAAAGTGCAGGACCACCTATACAACGAATCAAAGTATAGAAAGAATCATTCCACGATATTTGCCCTCTACCATGTAATAAATCCTTAATATTAGAAATTACCTCCCACCCTTCCAAATAGTTGTTGGCACGAACACGAATTTGAATAGTAGGATACTCATAGATTTCATTCCGATCAAATGTCATTTGTGGGGGAATTGTCCCCGTTTCAAATATAGTAATTGTATTGAACGGCTCGGCTGGTTCTTTACCAAGAAATATCGGATAAAGGTCTATATCACACCCCGACGATGTTTCTGAAGAAACTGCTTGTGCATAATATTCAAGCATCTGTTTAATATCTAAGGCAGTTGGATTGCTCATACTATTGCGGATTTAGCATAGATTTTAATAAGATACAACATTGCTTCCTTATCGTTTTGCAAATGTATGCGAAACCATTCAGGGCCAGAACCCGGTAAAGTCCATTGTACATCATCATACGGTGGTTCTGTCATTTCATGCACGTATGGAAAATACGGAGCACCTTCTGGTGGTGGATCATCTTTATACCCGAATTTAATAGCAGGGCCACTTGGGGTATCTATGACTTCTTTATAAAAAGCATCCCGTAAATTACCTGTTTTTTCAGGGGTCATCGGATACTTGGTATTCATGCTATTTTCAAGAAAGTCAACAGCAGTTTCTAATCCTTCACGTGTACGACCGTAAAGTTTCATCATTTGTATATCAAAACCTCTTTGTACGTTACTATGAACAATCATACGCATATTGATACCAAATTTATTAGACATTGAAGCCATACGACCAGAAGGTGTATTAAGCCATCTTGCCCCACCACGACCATGATAAAAATTAGAAGTACGTCCCATAATTATTTACCTTGTTCGTATAACCAAGCGGTACGTACAAATTCATCGGTCTTAAATACCATTGGTATTTTATCGAAACGATGAATTACATAAGCATTCATAATACTAATCGGGTTTGTTAAATCAGCCCCAAGAGCCGTTAAACCTGCCAAAGTACCAAGATACATATATCCATTCAAATCCAAATCTTCCGTAACCAAAACCGAAGCCTTGCAGATTAATAAGTTTGCAGGGAATCCGGTAGAGAACCACCCAATATCAACCTGTGTTTTATTTTCCCAACGACACGGTATTTCAACAGGGGTAGCAAAGGTAAAGCCACCGTACCCGTCATTAACCGGAGAACCCCAATAGACTGCGGTTTCAACACAGAATTTTGCTGCTATTTTTTCAATTCCCTTTGTCATCGTTAGTCAAAATTAGGAATTGCGTGTACCCAAGCATTAGACTTACCTTTTGCAATATTAACCAAAGTTCCGGAAGTATCCAAACTTACAGCCATTTGTCCGTAAGTAGAACCCAAAAGACCTTCACCCCAAGCACCTGCGTATTTAACGTAAGCACCACCAGCCCCGGCTTCCTTATAAACCCGTTCCCGTGTTACGGAAATCATGTGGGCTGAAATCCACATTTCAATATTCGTTAACAAGGCTTCGGTTAAACCCTTTGTACCAAGTGTTGCTGTAACGAATACATTAGCACTATTTATAAAACCTTCAATTACATCTTCGTCTAACGAAGTATCATCAAGGATATTCATTACATTATCAACGGTTGTTCTCATACGGCTACCTCCCTACTTTTATTTAATAACGGATCAATTATACTTGGAATTGTATTATTCCACTTTAGTCCAAGCCATTCGATTGTTTCATAAATTTGTTGATAATCTCCCGTAACCATACGTTCCGGCCATATAATACGACAATTAAGCCCTGCTTCGATCATTTGTACAAAACGCTTTTCGTACTGGTGTACCCACCATAACCACGCTTGTCCTTCGTTTTCAAAAAGAAACTCGCTACGAATAACAGGGTCTTTAAAAATACGCATATATCCGGTTTTAATACAAGACTGAATAACATCTCCGGTACGACGACGAACAATCAACCATTTTGCGTCAGGGTAAGCGTAATTCCAAACGGGCCATAAACGGGTCAAACCACTATGTTTAACCATCCAAGGCTTTCCTAAGCCTTTTTGGGCTACCAAAACCCCGTTAATACTTTTACCCCAATTAACCGGAATTTGTAACGTATCAACGTCTGGTAGCCCGATAGGGCTTAAATCTAACAACTCGTTATTAAACCCTACGATAGTTTGGTTTTCAAACATATTATTGCAATAGCCCGACCATACACCACAAAGATCAAGTATTTTTGCAATCAACGTACTACCTGAACGTTCAACTCCTGTTATTAAAATTGGGTTATTTCTCATTGTA